GGGCCCGGAAGCGGCAATCAAGGGGTGCGTACCTCCATTGTGATGTTGGTGATGATTATGCTATGCAGGTTCTAGCAGAAGAAAAGCGGCGAAATCGAAAAGGGATCGAGGAATGGGTACGAATTCGGCCGGATAATCATTATTTGGATGCTGAAATTTATTGCCATGCGTGCGTCGAACCTGAATTATTCGGCGGGTTACGTATTTTCCACGAAGCGCAGAAACCAAATGTACTGGAAGAATCGGTACAGAAGGCACAAAAACCGGAAAAAATGGATGAAAAACCTAAACCTACACCAAAGAAGCCAATTCCGATGGACAATCCTTGGTTAAAGGGGGTTCTGAACCCTTTCAAATTCGGGGGGAACCGATGATTAGATTCATTTTGCGTCGATGTGCCTTCGAAATGGCTAGGGAAACTGGGCGAAGCTTGCAAGATTGCCTATCAGAAATTGTTTCTTCCCTGCAAAATGGGATAATTCAGTTTCGAAAACGCCCAGCGTGCCCTATTTGTGGCCATGCATATACTCGTGTACGAAATATGGTCAAATATGAAGATAAAACTATTCGATATCACCGTTGTGCTTTTTGTGGTGCGATTTTCCGATCGATTGAAAAAAAAGATTGATAATTTTGCTGATTTCGACTTGAAAAATTGCTGAAAACTTAATATTCTTAAAGTGAAAGTATATGACATACGAAGAGGCGAAAACAGAACTAGAAAAAATTAATGCCGCTATCGATCGGATCGTAGGTACCAAGACGAGCGGCGGTGCACAATCTTATAGTGTGGGCAATACTCGCGTTCAAAGAGCTGATTTAGCGGCACTATATGCACGAAAGAAGGAACTTGAAACTTTAATCGCACGACTAAATCCAGAGGATGGTGGAGTGATTCGATATCCGATATTCGAGACGAGAATATGATGGATTGGATTAAAAGAGCTTATGATCGAATTTTGAGCTTCTTCCGGCGTGGGTATTCTGCACAGAATCTCCAAGGTGCGTATAGTCTCCATCGACCGAACAACCATTCCGGTTGTGTGGAAGTGATGGCGGCTAGTGCGGCAGTTAGGGCACGTGTACGTGACGCTGAGCGCAATAATCCCCTTATTTCGGGGCTTATTTTTAAAAACGCAACGATGGTTATTGGCGACGAAATCGGGTTCAAACCATTAATCATCGATGACGGCGGGCAGCCAAAAACATTAACGAATAATTATCTCGAACGGCGGTTCGCAAAATGGGCGGAATCGGCTTCAGTTGAAGGGTATAGCCTGACTGAAGTAGCACAATTCATCGAGAATCATCTGCTCTTAGATGGGGAAGTACTGATTCGTCGATGTTTCGTTGAAAATCGGCAGCAAAACAATCCTTTTCGGCTTCAGGTTTTAGAATCAGATCATCTTGATTCGGGGGCAACAATATATCAGGGGATAGAGTACGATTCTTACGGCCGGCCAATAGCTTATTGGATTTACCCTCGACATCCAGGCGGCCCAGAATATAATTCTCTTGAGTCTGTACGTGTTCCGGCCGAAGAGATATGTTTTATTGCTGAGGTAACTAGGGCTTCACAACGGCGAGGTATTTCGCGGTTGGCTCCGGCGTTGCAAAAACTGTATGGGGTCGATGATTTGGAAGATGCCGAAATGATTGCCTCACGGTCGGCGGCGGCATTCGGGATAATTCTAGAAACGGATTTACCTGATAGTATGACTTGGAACCCGTACACTGGAGCAGATGGTTCTAGCATTGATTCGCCGACAGACGCAAACGGGAATAAACTGGAATATCTTGGTTCTGGTGGCATTGTGAAATTGCGACCAGGCGAAAAAGCTACATCATTCCGCTCTGAGCGGCCGAATTCGAATTTTGATGCATTTATACGCGGCAGACAGAGGATTGCCACTCACTGCGCCGGCTATTCGTACGAGACCGGCACAGGGGACTATTCACAAGTGAATTATTCGTCGGCACGGATGGGGAGAGTGATTGAATGGAATGTCATTCGCCGTCGGCAAGCTCGAATTAAAAATAGATTTTTGAATTGGGTGTACAAATCTTGGCTTAAATATGAGATTGCCCTTTTTGGCGTGCCGGGGATCAATATAGTGGACTATGCACGCAACCCAGAGAAATATGAAGAAATATCNTGGCAATTGGCGGGAAATGATTCNATNGATCCGAAGAANGAAATCGATACTCTGATGGCGGAGATAATGCTTGGAACTAATTCCCGAACACGTTTTGCGGCTGAACGTGGACGGGATTTTCCACAAGTAGCCAAAGAACTAGCTGAAGAGAAAAAACTATTGGAATCTCTTGGAATTTATAGCGTACCACATTCTTTGAAGGATTCTAATTTGCAATCTTGGAACGAACCGATTTAGGAGTGAAATATGTTGGAACTCGAAACTAGACCATATCCGAATGAGCACTCAGCACGATTGAATGACCCACAAAAATACAAAAAAATCCGACGTGAGAACAATAAATTTGGTGATGGAATTCATGTCATTTGGGGTATCAAGGATGATGGTACCGTGGAAATTCAGGCAATTCGATTCGATAAGAAAAAATTCACACCGGAAGCGGCTAAAAAATGGTTGAAAGATCATGGTTATGGTGACGCACAGTTCGAAGCGGCGGCGCAAGAAAAAGCCGATGGCGAGCAATTATCAATCAGATCAATGACTGCTCGACCTGATACGCTCCGAGAAGAAGACCGAAGCGTAATTTTTACTGTCGCCACAGAAGCGCCGTGCCCTATAATGGATTGGCAGCGTGGGCAATTGGTCGATGAGGTACTTGTAATGAAAGGAATAATCCTTCCTGAAAACAATCAGGTACCTCTATTGGATTCGCATTCTAGGGCTTCGATCAGTGATGTCATAGGTTCCGTTCGTGAATTTGGCATCGACGAAAATGGAATGTATGCTAGAGCTTATTTTTCGCGCAATAAAAAGGGAATAGAAGCCTTCAATGATGTGAGAGATGGGCATATTACCGATGTATCAGTAGGGTACAGTATCATTGAAAGCCAATGGATTCCGGAAGGCGAAAAACGAATATGGGAAGGGCGGGAATTCATTGGCCCGCTGAAGCTCACTACGAAGGCTGCATTGAAAGAAGTGTCACTAACCCCGATTGGAGCAGACCCATCAGCCAAGGTTCGCTCAATTGAGGTACAAATTGAAAAAAAGGAGTTCGAAGAAATGCCAAAAGAAAAAGAAAATGTTCCAAAACCTCCGGAAACTGAAATCCGGACAGAATCTCTAGCCGATCCTGCAGAAATCGAGCGAAAAGCGATAGAAAAAGAGCAGGCTAGAGTAAGTGAAATCATGGAAATTTGTCGTTCACTTAACCTCGATTCCACTGATTATGTCAAGCGAGGGTTGACAGTAGACCAGGTACGAGCTGAGATTATTCATACTCTCGCACAAAACACGGCAACAATTAACAACATCAGTGTGCAAGCCGGAGAAAGCGACGGCGAAAAGTTCACTCGTGGAATGACGGAAGCCTTATTCGCTCGTGCAAATCCGGATACTAGGGCAGAAGATCGGCAAAATGAATTCCGAGGGATGTCGCTTCTTCGAATGGCCGAAGAATGCCTTATCCGAAGCGGAATTTCGACTAAGGGCATGACTCCGTTTGAAATCGCCGATAAAGCCTTACGTGGTGCATATAATATCGTCGGGACTACGGCGGATTTCCCGAATATTCTGTACAATACAGCGAATAAATCAGTGATGAAAGGCTTCCAGGAGTTTCCAAGAACATGGAACCTATGGTGTTCGGTAGGCGATGTACCTGATTTTAAAGAGAATCGCCGAGTAGCATTGTCGGAAGCGCCTGATCTTGAGGAAGTCAACGAAGCTGGAGAATATCCCGAAGCAAAATTTAAAGAACGTGGCGAGGCCTATACCATTTCGACATTCGCTCGGCGCTGGACGATCACTAGGAAGGCTATTATCAATGATGATAAGGCTTGCTTCGGAAAGGTACCTCGTGCATTTGGCCAAGCGGCAGCTCGAAAGATTGAGTCGCTGGCCTATGGCATTCTCAATGCTAATGAAGATATGGCGGATGGTATCCCCTTATTCCATGCTTCTCATCGGAATTTAGCTGATACACCAGCCACTCTATCATCGACATCTTTGAGTTTGGCTATGTCCGAGATGATGAAACAAAAAGGTTTTGGTGATAACAACGCACCGATTGTGGCTATTCCAAGACTCTTATTGGTGCCGGCTGAACTAAAAGTACAGGCTGATATCCTTTGCAATTCAATGGCATTGTACGAAAAGGATGCTTCAAGCGCGGTCTATAACCCGTTCAATAACTTAATCCCAGTTGCAAGTCCATTTTTGAGCGCTGGATCGGCAACGGCGTGGTATCTTGTCATTGATCCTAATGCTGGGGATACGGTTGAACTTGGATTCTTAAACGGAGTTCAAACGCCATATTTGCAGGAATTCGACCAGATCGATAAAGATGGACGCATTTACGTTGTACGAATCGATGTCGGAGCTAAGGCTTTGGCATTCGAAGGCCTTTATAAAAATGCTGGTGCATAACATAGTAGGAGGAAAACAATGAAGAATAATCGCATGATATTCGGGTTGGTGGTTCTTTTCGCTATTGTGACGGCGTGGATTGTGCACGCTGCCACGAACTATATCTCCTCTGGTGATACCGTAATATTGACATGGGGAACGACGTCACCTAATGCTGGTGATCCCGTCATCAAGGTGAATAAAGATCTCGGTGGTATTATGGGCGTCGCTCTCACTGGGAAGGGGATTCCTGGTGAACCTGTCACAGTTCTTACGAAGGGAATTTTCCGGCTCCCTGTCATTGCTAGTGGGGCTAATATACGCATTGGGGAATATGTCCGTTGTGCTTTCACTGGCAATGATGAAGATTGTACTGCAATCTTATCGAATGACAATAGTGGAATAGTCTTCGGCTATGCACTAGAGCCAATTGCACCAAATTCTACAGCGACGATTAAGGTTTTGATCAAATGATCCCGTAAATCTCCTTTCGCGGCTCCCCTCTCTATGAGGGGGGCCTACTCTTTGCAATAGCGGGGGGGCTATGAGCCTGCATGATGAAGTAGAGGCTGATTTACAGGCGATCTTCAACAACGAAGATTTGGGGCGGGTGATTACGTTTTCGTCCGGTACAACGGCCATCGGGCTGATCGAATATCTGCAGGAATCGGCGGCATTTGATTTAAGCGGGAACTGTGACTTGGCGAATCTTTATTTGCGGAAGAATGATGGGGCGGGGTTGCAACGGTACAACACGATAACAGTTGGCTCCGATGTATGGCGTATTGAACGCATATTCTCGGCGGATGATCATATCATGGGGTTCATGATTTCAAAGGATCGGAGGATCGCATAGTGCTAACGATCAGCATAGACCCTGCTAGCATAGCTGAATTAAAAAATAGCTTGAAATTCGCAGTAAAAGACATCGATTCGGCTGTACGAAGTTCTCTACTGAAGGGAGCTTCATTCTTCCGGCGATTGCTTCGGCCGGCGGTCGAAAGGAATGAATTTGGTTGGCCGGCACTATCAAAATACCCTAAATTCTTCCCCAATGCGATCTATAGCGACATGAAGAGTATGATATCGGCGAATCCTGCAACTCGAATGAAGCCCCACACATTGAAAAGTTATCCTACTCCATCAATTATGGGCTTTCTTGGCAAATTATCACGGGTATTTCGGTACGCATTCACTTCCCGGCGAGGCGAACCGCCCATTATCGATGTGGGCATTCTGCCAGGTTGGGTTGGACCGAAAGCAGTACATTTATTCGAGATTTTTCAGCTTGGGCAAACAAGCGAATTGACGGAATCTCGGCGGCGATATTTCGGCGCATTGCGGCTCCCTCGGAGGCGGGGAGTAATGATGGTACGTCAACCTCCGAGAGAGCTGATCCGTCCGGCTTTTGAGCGTTATTCTGGAGAAATAAATACGCTTATCGAACAATATTTCTACGAAAAAATCGAAAAATTAAAATTATGAGAAAGCCAATGGCAATATGCAGAGAACTGGCTTCGGCAATTGAAGGCGATGCCGGCGTTGCCAATTTCTGTACATCGAATTTTGGGAAAAACATAAAGATGTACATTGGGATCGATGATGAAGCGAAGCCGGAAGAATCCGATATGCCGTTTATTGCATTTCGACCCGGTGATTATTCGCCGAATATCGATCAGGAAAAGAGGAATGAAACAATTTTCTTTTCATTGTGTTTGAAAAGCGAAGGGTACACAATATCTGGAAGTACTATAACGATGAATGGATTGGGTGTATTGGAGAGTTTGTATTTTGAAATTGAGCGGGTCATTATGGCATACTGTACAACAAATAAGTTTATCGGAGCGGCTTCAATAGCCGGTCTCAATACCGAGATTGCCTATCCTCTTTTCCGAGTGAGTGGGCAAATCTCATTTCAGGAAGATTACCTTTAAGGAGGCGAAAAATGTCGAGGATAACTGGTCGACGTGGCGAAGTATGGGCGACTACTCAAGCAGGATTACCCATCAGCAATCAACAGCTCACTATTGCGGCGAGTAAGATCATTGGTGGAACCACATATACGAATAGGTTCTATGGTACGACTACACGTACCGTATGGAATCCACGCAAATATCCTAGTGTACGCTTAGTTGGTATCGCTGGGGATAATCCGGCTATAGTTCCCAATACTGGGGTAAGTAATAATGTTATAGTGCCCCCGTTGAAGTATTTCAGAGATAATTCGAGTACGGTACCGATATCGGTCACTTCACCACAAACACTAGCAGTAACACGGGCACCTTCAGGCGATTCGCAATGGACGATGATTTCTATCAATAAAAATACTGGCACGGCGATGGCTACCGCTGGAATAGCCATTACGGGCACAAATACTTTTAATGACACATTTGGCGCGGCTGGCGGGCCTGCCTACATCCCAGCCGATAACATCTTGATTGGTGCAACAAAATTGGTCGGAGGGGCGGCGGCGGTAGTGACTCAGGCTGAAATCACACAGCAATTATCTAATGG